CCCATCCCTACCCACGAGTCCCCCGCCCCCCACGCTCAACGTCCACAAGACGAACCCCCTCCACCCCAATCAACCCCGGCAAATCCTTCAACTCCTGGACCACGTACCCCACCCCCCCCACCGTGATCACGCCATCCAACTCCAAACTCAACCCTTCCGACTTCAACACCCGAAGACGCGCCACCGTCCGGCTACGAACCCCATTCCCGTCCGTCTCCTCGAACGTCTCCTCGCCATCCACAATCACCGACACCGCCGTCCCGTCCCCCGTCAGACCCGGACCCAAATACGTCCCCGCGTCCCCAAAGATCCCCGCCATCTCCAACGCCACACCAGCCATCTCATCATCAAACGAGCTCATTCATCTCTACCTCAACGTCATGCTCGTGCTCGTTAAGAAGCGGCTCCGCAAGGAACGCCCCGGCATCGTGTCACGCGCCGCGCGTGCTCGTAATCGCAACCGTAATCGATCACAGGGCGGCGCCGGCCCAAGCCAGCGCCACCCAAACTTCCCATACTTCACACAGGCCCAGCCACAGCCCTTACGGCTCGTCAAGCTCAACCCACGTCGCGTTCGTACCGCTCGTCACCGTGCACTTGTAGACCTTGTTGTCCTCATCGTTGTAGACAACCTCGCCCTCGAACCCCGGAACGTTAACCATGTCCGCGTCCTTGATCCGCCGCGTCCACGTCCGCCCCGAAGCAACGTTCAGGTCCACACGAACCCACAGCACCGCGCTCGCCGCCGCGCCCACCGCCGGACCCAACAGGAAATCCTCCGCCGCCCCCGGAGCCACAAGCGCCGTGTTGCCCGAGTAATCCCAATACACCGGATCGCCGTCCGCGAACACCACCCCGTCCGCTTTCGCCACGTCGAACTGGCCTTGCGTGTAAGCGTCCACCAGGTCCCCCGATGCCTTGCTCCCAATCGCCCCCGCGTCAATCACCCCCGCCCGCTTGTCCGCAAGCTGGATCACCTCTCCCTCCGAATACGTCGTCGCCGCCGTAAACGATACCACCCCCGTGTCACCACGTCTCAATGCCTCAGCCATCTCATCGTCTCCTTTGTGTTGTCCAAGGGGTTCCGCACACGCGAAACCCCTGTACCCTATACCCTACACCCTATACCCTCGCTCACGCCGCGCCCTTGCTACGGACCGCCCCGCGATGCCCAACCGCGTCAATCCCCCAGTCATGATAAACCAGCATCCGGAACGACAACGGATCCTGCTGAGGAAGCGTCTCAACCACCGGCGTCTCCACCCCATTCAAAAAGCTCAACGCAAGCGTCGCATTCATCTCGTTCGCTGGATCCGCGAACAAATACCACGCCGTCGTACCGTCCGTCGCCGCGTCCAGCGCCGCCTCAACCACCACCTCCGCCATACTCTGGAACACGTTCTTCGTGCCCTCGCTCGTCGAAGCCGCAACGTGCGTCTCCACCGAGTTCATCCACTTCAACGCCTTGGTCTCCAGAATCGCCGGAACCAACAGATACCGCGACGTCGCGTTCGTGTACATCGTCTCGCCCTCGGTGTCCCCCAGGCTCTTCTGGCTCCGCAACAACTTCTTGGCCGTTTCCAGACCCGCCTCGCTCAACGTCGTCGCCACGCCCGTCGAGTAGTTCGACCCGCTCGTGTGCGACGCGCTGAACAAGGCCTCCGAATCCTCCGCCATCGTCGGACCCACGCCGCTGTTGCTCACCAGCGTCGCGATCCAGTTCGAGTTCAGCGTCAGCTTCGCCGCCACACCCATCATCCGGCCCGCACGAGTGAACGCCCCCAGATCGTCGTTGATCACGTCCTGGCGCCCGATACCGAACCCGCGCGCGTACGTGTCGATCTGGAACGTGTTCGATCCTTCCGTGAACCCGCCCATGTCGAACTGGCCCGCCGGGCCCACCTGCGCCAATCGGCTCATCGGACTCAGCACGATCAATTTGTGGCTCTTGAAATCCGACGCGCTCAAATGCGACGCAATCCTCAACGCCGTGCTCGGAACGCTGTCGTAACCCGACAGCAAAACCTTATGCGCCGAGTCCCCCAACGCGTGCGGAAGACTCAACGTGCTCAACGCACGACCGAACATCTCCTCGTTCCGCAACGGGACCTCTTTCCCTTCCGCACGCAAACACAGCTCGCACAACTGCCGAAGCCGTATCCCGCGGAACTCCTCCGCCGACGCCCGCTCCTTCTCATCACGCGGACGGTATCCCGCGCCCAGCGCCACCGCGCTCGACAGCGCACGCGTCAGCCCTTCCCGGCCATCCACCATCCCCGTCACACGAGGAACCGCCACCGTCCGCCGCTCCTGGATCTCCTCCAGCACCGCGCGACCGAACTGGTCCGCCGTCATCCCCGTCTCGAGCGCCCGATCCCGCAACGCATCACTCGCGCCGTGCCGCGCCGCCAGCGTCACAATCTCGCCCGCCCGACCGCGCTCCCTCGCCACCGCATCAACCTCCGTCCGCCGCTCCTCCACAGCCGCAACCGGCGTCTCCACCGCCTTGCGCTGCTCCACCGAGCGCTGCTCAACGCCCCCCGCCTCCTTGTGCGCCTCCAGCCGCCGCTCGACGGCCGCCAATCCCATTCTCCAGTTTCTCATCGCCTCATCTCCATTCTCCCGGCCGCCTATATCATCCTCTGCGCCAACACCGGCGCCCATCTCCTCACGACACTTCCCCGTCTCCTGGCTCCGAATCTGCGCCTGCGGGTCCGCTCCAATCACCACAAGGCTCACCTCGAACAGGTCCCACTCCGCCGTCACCCGCAACGTCCGTTCCCCCGCCGTCCACGTCCGCCCCTCGTACTCCGCGCTCTGCCCCGGCGCAATGTCAATGTACCGATCCTTCCGCGGCATGTACCCAATCGACACCGCCGTCAAATGCTTGTCCCGAACCTTCAACCACGCCCGCTCGCTGTCCTCATCCTCCGCAAAATGACAACGGCCCAGAACCCGCTCACCCTCCACACGGATGTCCCGAACGCTACCCAATACCGAAAACACGCTACGCATCGAATGCTGGTTCAACAACGGAACCTGAGACGCCGAGTGCATCCCCCGCATGATCAATACCTCATCGATCACGCTCCAACTCCGCCCATCAAAAACCATGCTCGCCGTCTGAGTCGTCAACACCGCCTCAACGCTCCGCCCCCCCTCATCGATCGAACTCGGACGCAGCGCCGCCTCGCGGCAAACCATCCCCGCTACACAAGCCAACGCCCCCTCACGAAGGCAAATCTGTCTCTTCCCATGCCTCTTGCCCATCATCATTGCCCTTTCAATAGCGCACCGCTCAAAAGCTCCGCGCACAATGCCCGCGACTTCCTCTTTCCATTCCCCTTGCCGGGCCCCATAGCCTCCTCAACCAGCCCCTCCACCTTCCCCTCAACATCCTCCCCGCGCATCCCCGGCGGCCCCTGCCCCGGCCAATCCAAACCCAGACCACGCAACGTCTCCAACTCCGACTGGATCTCCGCCATGTGCTCATCAAAATCCACACCGCCCGCACGCAACTCGTCATGAAACGTGCTAAGGAAGTTCTCCAGACGCGTAACCGACGCCTGGACCTCCTTGCTCGGGTCCACATACGGGATCGCCGGCCACATCCAAAATACCTTGAACGGCATCGCCCCGCGTCCCGTTCCCAAACCAAACTCCAAAACCTTCGCACGCGCCATCCGTGTCAAAGGCCACTCCAGAAGCCGCCGGAAATCCACCACCTGCCGCCAATACAAACTCGAATCAAACCGCGCACTCGACCACGAATGATCCCTCGAATCCAACTGAACCATCATCACCGGCATACCCACCGGACGCCCCAAACGACGATCCATCTCACGTATAAAATCCACGTACTGCGTGCTCGGCTGCTCCGGTTTCACCATAGTCGGACGATACCCGTCAGGCAGCGTCCGCATCGTCCCCGGCTCCAAATCCGTGATCGTGTTCAGACTCCGAATCCCCATACCCGGCGCCCCCTTCTCCAGCAATACCCCAAAATTCGCCGCCTGGCGCGCCGCCTCCCTCACGTCACGCTCGTAATCCCGCTTGTAAGCCGCCGTGTCCAAACTGCTCGACAATAACGGCAAACCCCGGATCTGCCCCGGCTCCAATACCCGGTACAAATGGATCACGTCCTCCGCACGAAT